CAATTTCACCTAATTTGAGTGTTGCTGGGGCGGTTGTACCCGAACTTCTTTTTATCTGTATTACTGTTGCCATCTAAAACTCCTAAAATGCTCCTGCGTTTAAGGTCAATGTACCTGTTGTAGTAGATATTTCTGTTCTAGCTACAAACTTTCCATCACTTGACCTATATTGTAATAACGCTCCATCATCTAATGTAGTTGTATCAACATCACCGAGCAGTTTTAATTGAAGAGAAGAATTTTGAGCAGCCTGAGCTGAGGGTAGGGAAACTGATACCGTTTGAGGACCAGAGGCCGTATTAACACCAATATTAGCTGTTGTACTATTATTTTGTCCTACAGTAGCTGTAATATCTGCCATATAATTCTCTCCTATCTATATTTATAATAATAAAACTGCGAATTAAATGGATACTTGTGGTCGAACTGTAATAATACCTTCAATAACTCTAGTAACGGTACTAGTAGAAGTCTGTAAAATCTCTAAATCGTAAAGATATCTTTCGCCATCAAGAGCTGCTGTTTCATCAGCTGTTAATGAGAGTGTGACAATACCTGTTGTAGGGTCACCATTAACAGTTGTTGTAATAACTGTTCTTGTTCTAGTTGACGAATAACCCTTAGCCATCTTAGCGGCAGCTGTATATCCTGTCAAATCGAAAGCATTTCCATTTGCGTCTTTGACTGTAACATCTGAATTAAATGTTGCGCCTTGGTCTAATGTTAAGTTTGCTATTGCGGCCATCTATTATTTCTCTTCTGGTATTTCTTTTTTTACTAATTCTGCAATTTTTTGATTATAATGTGCTGTTAAAACATCAATCTTTTCAAGCTCTAAGGTGTGTCTAATCTTTGATAACTGAATTTCTTGTCTTACCGTTAAGTAATTCTGCAATTCAGGACTCAATTTTGCGACATCAAACTCTTTGCCATCAATCATTACTGTATTCATAATTATCTCCTATTAGCTTATATTTATAATAGTTTTTCTATGTCTTTTGTGCCATTTAATGTAAACATCAAAGCTAACCTAGCCTTTTTACTCATAGACACGACACCGTGAGTATAACCTATATTTAAGAAATTGGCAACTCCATTTTTAAGATTATATGCTTCTATTTTATTATCTCTTTTAAATAGATTAATAACATTTGTATCTCCATAGATAGGAACAATAACTCGTACCCCATACGATACATCATAATCAACATGCCATGGTATCATTTTGCCTGGTGCCAATTTTGTAATTCTAATTCTACTAGCTGGAGATTTACATTGAGTAACTATCTCCTCAAAATAACTACCTGTATATTCTGGTGTAGGTATATTATATAGGTGTTCTTCTTTTCTTCTCAATCTTTCTTTTATACTTGTAGTATGTGGCAATATCTCACTTGGTGTAGTCAAATTGATTTGTTCAAAATTATCATATACACTTTTGACCAACTCCTCATGGTTCATACATAACATAGGATTAGCAGACCTCACATCTGTAAACTTTTCAGCCAACTCGTCTGTAGCCTTTCTTAACTTATCCAAATCTATATTAAGATTTAATTCTTTTACTGTTGGTAAACTGTGTTTAGATAATTTGTCCATCATGTTTCCTTTTAATTATAAAATCTGATTCAGGTTGCCAATCAAAATCACCTTGTAGTCTAATGCTATACACATATTGTAACATCTTTCCTGTAGTGAATAAAAAACCTTTCTCTAATTGTAGTTTTGTCCACCATTCTCCTGTTATAAACTTTTTAAACTCTTTATCAGTCATCATCTTTTTTCTTTGATATAGGTTATTTATGGCTTTATTTCTTATGTCATGTGTGATATATAATATTTTAAATCCTCTTTCTCTTGCCCACTTTATTTGGTGTTCAGCCATAATTAAACCACAATGAGTATGTCTAAACTCTTTTAGTATATGATAACGACAAACTCTAACTGCAATATCAGAGTCATTTGTATAGTGTGAACTTTCGGCGGCTGATATAGATATTAGTTTATCATCTTTAAAAGTTAACCATGTTTCTATTTCAGGATTATCTGGATTGTACTTCTTATGTGTTAAACTATCATTACCTTCTTCAAAGGTCTGTAGTCTAAACCTTTCAATCATTGGCCAATACTTATTGGGGTCCTCTGAATATCTTTTTACAATCATAGTAATTTAGCGTGGGCGACTAATCTTCTACCACAAAAAATTTCTGCCTCTACAATGTGTTCTTCCCAAAAACTATATTGTTGCATATCATTTGTAATTGATTTTAATTTTAATCTTTCTTCGTAATACTTTTGATTGTGATAAGGCTCTTGAATTACTGCATTATTACAATTATAATATTTCATAATATTAGTAAACATTTTATAATGGTCTTTTTCATATAACAATACACCACTAAAAATTATACAATCGACATTAAAATTAACCTTTTTTAATGTTGCCCAATCTCTAACTTCATATTGATAGTTTGGCCATCTTTTTTGTGCTAACTCTATAGGTTCAGGTGATGTATCAAAACCATAATACTCATAGTCTTTGTAATTCTTTTCATGTAGAAAGTCGTTAATAGGTCCATGCCTACAACCTATATCTACAATACCTTTGAAATTATTTTTAATTATTATATCTGATTGTGTTTCAAAAATAGGTCTTGCTTCTATTGTGTCGAGATATGACATATCTCTAAATGCATATCTTCTTTTCATGGGTATTTCACCAGAGTCAGTTACGATTTTTGGCCAAGGCACTTCTTTACTTATAGACATTTTTAAAATCCGATGCTATTCGCCATAATAAACGATTGTTATCCATAACTGGTGTTCTACGGTGTAAACTTGTAAATTGGTCCATTAATAACAAATCTCCTTCTTTAAATATATGATGATATTGATATTGTGATTTAAATATTTTAGGCATTAACTTATTAATCATCTCTTCAGCGTCAATTTGTTTTTTACCTTGCCATGCTTTAGTTATAAAATGATAAGGAAAATAAAAGTATTCTAAACCAGTATGTGGATGTTGACCAACTAACTTACGAATACTACCTTTGTTTTTACTCATAAACTCTAACTCGGGGTCGCCTTCTTCTAAATCGTATATTGTATTGTTTTTAAATTTAAGTCTAATTGTAATTGAACGATAATATTCTTGTTCATCTTTAGACATATCATAAAAAGGTTGTTGAGTATTACAAACACTTAAAGTTGTATTAATATCTTCTTTTACACAATACAAAGCAATCAATATTTTATCTATAAGATGTCTTGAATTACCGTTAGAATGCCAACCTAATTCTGTATCACCAAACATGCCTAATTTTTTACCATCTACTTTTTTACCTGTAACTAAAAAGATTTCTGGATACTCTTTAGGATTCATAAACAAATTAGGTGTTTCACACTCACCAAACTTCTTCATTACATTTGTATATTCTGTTTCATTTAATTTTTGATTATAGAATACTGTTACACCTTGTTTGTGTATACCTTTAGATATATCAATCAATTGTTCTTTTGAGAACTCTTTAATTTGTACATCAATTTTTTCTGGATTAATCATAATATATTTTCTACCCTCTGTTTAAATTCTTGAAAGCTTACATCTTTAGGTATATTATTCCATCTTGTTACCCAAGCACATCTAGGCGCCTCTGTAACTACCACTCTATGCATAATGGTGGTTTGTATTAATAAAGGTTTATCAACAATAATATGACCTATCTTTCTATTACTCAAAAACTTTTCAAATTCAGGTGTGCCTTGACCCAATTCTTTCTGAGCATAAAATTCATGGTAGTAAGCATGACCATGAGCATTTTTTTCTGGTAAGTAAACTTCTTCATCTATAGTTTCAAAATAATCTATACGAGAATTGCCTAATACAGGAACAACAATATTGTAACCATTTGGATGTTCAGTATCTAAATCTATATCTGTGTGAGCAAAGACATCTTTCTCTGTACTATCTGCTGTATTAAAACCTGTCGACCTGAATTGATAGTTAGTATGTACTTTTCTATGTTGAGATAATATAGGGTCAAATACTTTTTCATAACCTGTAGGTTTACCTGTTCTATTCTCTTCTAAAGAATAACTAACAAATGGAGTTTTACCAAATGTATTATTGTTTTCTATCTTAACTTTATTATACATTGAAAGAAATAAATCTTTATCAATGTCAATGTCAAGATACTCAGCAATACCTTTTATCATAATTCTTTTTTAATACCTTCAATCAATGCGTCTTTAAATTCTTTTGTTATTTTTCCATTCTCAATAAGATAGGCATATCTGTGACTTCTTACACCAAAACTTTCTCCCCAATCTACATCTTTTTTTATAGACTTGGCGAACTTAGCCAATGGGTCTGATACACTATCAATGTCTTCATGGCCATGTAATTTATTCCATTCATGCATAACATAAGCGTCATTCACACCTACAAATACAACCTTATCAATACCTTTATCTTTTAAATATTGCAAGTTGTTTACAAAACCTGGTAAATGTTTATATGTGCAATCACTAGTAAATGCGCCAGGAATACCACACATAATAATTGTTTTATTAGTATCTAATTCATATGATTTAATATGACCATCTTTTAAGTAGTATAAAGCTTTTATTTCCATTTATCATTCCATTCATTATATTTTTTAATCCAACCGTTGACTTCATTTTTCATTGAACTTCTTAATATTTCTTTACTTTCTTTTTCAACAAAATTTAAGTTATCAGGTTTTAAGTTATCCCAACAATCATTTTTTACATACATTTTCTTTACCTTACCACCTAACTTTTCTATTAACTCTTTTGTCATATCAAAGTGTCTGTCACCAGCACCCTCTTTAGATGGTGTAAATGTAATTACATATATTGGTTTATCTGTAATGCAATAATCTTGACCTAAGTCTGCATTATAATTTGATTTTACAACTAACCAATCCATAAAGTTTTTAAATCCTACACTATAATGACCAGAGTATTCTGGTATAGCAAAAACTAGTTTATCACTACCTTTAATCTTCACATGTAAATCATCTAACTCTTCCGGTGTTTGTCCTTCAGGTCCATTGACATTACAAATAGGTAAATTAATCTTTACTAAATTATCAAAGTTTAAAAAATGATTCATTAATTTTAAACCTCTATAATTCATAGAGTCGTCACTATAACTAAATGAAATTGCTGTAATCAAATGCCGTTCTCCATAATTGTCTGTCTTTATCTTTAATAGGTGACCGTCTATGAATTGTATTTAGTTGGTCCATAAACAACAAATCACCTACTTTAAATACATGATGATATTGATACTTGGATTTAATCATATCGTTCCATAATGTATTATAAAAATCTTCAAAGTCTTCTATTTCAGTACCATCTTTTGTAAATGCTTTTACTATGTAAGGCACCATAAAGTATAGATACTCTCGACCATCAAAAGGATGTTTTTCTACTAAAGGTCTTCTATCAACAGTTTCTTGATAATGTTCTTGACCCACCCTAAAAGTATCTTCACCAACTCCTTCATAGTCACTATCTTTTGGCCATAGTCTAGCTCTAGGTCCTGAATTGTCAAGTTTTACATCTATGTTTCTATAAAACTCTTTCTTTTCATTTGATAGACCTGCAAATGCTTCACAATTATTGTTTATGGAAAGAACTGTATCAACACATTCATACACACAATAAAGACCTACACATATTTCTTTGAATTCATGTCTGCCTGTTCCGTTGGCATGCCATTGTAACTCTTGGTCTCTGAACATTCCTATTGGTTTTTTATCTTTATCTAATTGACCTGACACAATACTAATTGCTGGTGCGCCTTTAGGATTCATAAAGTAGTCATTTGTTTCTACATTACCCATTCTCTCACAAACTTTGGTCAACTCTTGTTGTGTTAGGTTTTGTTCATGCAATACAACTTGTCCATCTTTTACAATCTTTGTAACTAAATCTTTAAAGTCGTTTTTCGTATAGTCTAATATTTGTTTCATTCAATATCTCCTAATAGTGGAGTGATACAAATTCTAGCATTATCATTCCATCTCATTCGTCTTCTCTCCTTATAATATTGGTCTTTTGTTGTTGCTAAAAAATAACAGTCAGATGGTTCAAAATTATATTTTTCACAAACCTCTAATTGTTTTTCTCTATATTTTTTCCACATATCATCTACTGCAAAATTCTTTATTAATAAGTCTATTGTTTGTACACCATTATAATTCCAACACTCTACACTTTTTAATCTTTCTAAAGTTGGATGTGGTTCTTTTGTATATACTAAACCTAGTCTTTGACCTACTGCACCAAATCCTTTTGAGAAACTAAAAAAGACTTGTTCAGTATTTTTAGGAACATCTATTTTTTGTTTATCTGTTGCACCAATATATGTGCAATCTAATATTACAGGTGCCTCAATAGGTCCTCTTTCTTGTGGATTAAAAAAATTACCATCAGCGGCTGACGGTATGGAAATGTATAAAGGTTTATCTTTGTCTATGATAGATGGCAATGCTGAACGACCATCTTTCATATATTGACCTGGTACATCACAACAAACTGTTCCTTCCGGTCCTATCATATCCATATATTGATATTCACCATAACATAATTTTTGCCATGGTCTAGTTTCTGTGATTCGCCAATGATGTATTGCGTCTGTAGTACCGTTAGTGAAGTAGAAATGAGGAAAATCTGATAGGTCTATAATCTCTTTGACCCATTCTCTATGGTCATATTCAAGTTTATCTAACTCATTGGTAGCTTGACCAGTACCTCTGGCAATATAACCATAGGCCGTTATTTGATTTAACAAAAGGTATCTTACATCTTTTATTAATGGTACATCTACGAATTTATTGTTTTTAAGTATTTCTTTTGTTTGGTTCATAATCTTTAAATAATCTCTCCGCTAACCAACCACCAGTATCAAACTTATGTAATCTAATTCTCTTAAAGTTTTCGTGATGATTTTTATGATAGCCTTCACCTGCAATAAACATATTTAACCAAGGTACATTAGCGCCACCTGGTGTTTTATGTCCGACTGTGTTCAATAGTCCAAATCCTATTTTTGCAAAAACAAATGGTACGGCACAAAAGGCCACCCAAAGATATGGACAAATAATGTAACTAACAACATTTACACCTATTAGTATTTTCAACCAATGCTTATGACAAAATACTAAATTAGGATTTTTATATAAATCTCTTGCATATTTCATAGGTATTTTTTCAATATTCCATGTAGTCAATAAGACTTTCCAGAAACCTATATGTTTAGCTGCGTGTGGGTCTTTTGGTCCGTCTGAGTGTGTATGGTGCATACGGTGACTCGCAATCCACCCTATTGGTGTTCTAATACATGCTATCATTAACATTGCTAAACCAATTCTTTCAAACCATACAGGTACTTTGAATTGATTATGACAATAATGTCTATGTAATAGTATGCTAGCGCCAAAGTGTGAAATAATTTGAGACCACACTATGCCTATTAATATTGAAATTGTTAACCACATATTACTATTTATCTAGCCTGGAAAAGGTCACCTATAATCTTATAGACCTCTTCATTTGTTTTAATATTTAATACTATCATCTCACTACCTTTAAAAGAAAATAAATTGTGTGACTTATTTGTGTTCAAAAAGTACGCTCTACCATGTTCGAAATGTAAAGGTTTATCTTCATACATAAAATACATATCTGGTGGATTACAACCTTTTAAAGGTACCAGTATTCTCAAACTATTTTGTTGTTCAACATAAACAGGCAAATCTCTGTGTGGTGGAAAATAACCACCTTCTTGTAAACTTAGTATATGTGACCTGCCAATATGGTCTTTAAATGGTTCTACTATTTTTTGTATTTCTGAACTAGTATGGTAAACCTCTGTGAACTTGTTAAAGGATAACTCATCATACTCTGTATTGTTTTCTTTATTATATTCTTTTATTGAATCTAAATCTACACCGTTTAGAGAGCCATCTAAACTAGTAATACTTAGACCATATCTTTCTATATCTTTTCTTGGATTGTATTTTAGATAAACGAACTTTTCCGTTTCGTCAAATAACTTCTTGACATCACACTTTAATTTTAAAGGTATCAAGTCACCAAAAGATAATAAACTATTATAACTCATATCAAATCCTCATGTCCTCCTATTTATATAAATAGGAACATGATTATGGAAAAACTATTTGAAACACGGTATCAGGTATATAGATATAGCGATAAAATACCGAATGATACATTAGCGAAAGATTTATTATCAAAAACATATAATCTTGTCGCCTCAAAACAGAATATCATACCATATAATATATATGTTTTAGGTCCAAATTGTAGTGATGAAAAACAAAAGATATATTCACATGTACAAAAAGTAACAGGTGGTGGCCACAATCACAATATAAAGGCGCCATATAATTTAATCTTTACACCTAGATTAGTTACAAAGCCAAACCAACATGTTCAACAATTAATTGATGAAGGACATGACCAGCCTTGTACTGACCCTCAAAAATATAAAAAAGATAAACACAACATATCTTTAGAAATAGGTATGTTTGCAAAAGTATTAATTGGTTTATGTTTAGAAAATAATCTAGGCGTTTCATATCAGTTATGTTTTAGAGATTGGAAATATGAAAATGAAGAAGTTTTGTTCAGTATGCAATTTGGTTATCCTCTCACACCGAGAGTAGAAAAAGGAGATTATAAACCTCATATAGATGATGTTATAAAATTTAAATGATTAATATAGTATGTACAAGTAAACCAGGCGATGGTCTCTTGTGTTATAGTTATGAACATTGTTGTTACCTAAACTCTATAGGTATCACAAGTCAAGTTGTAATTATCACACATCATAAATTTACAAAAGAAGATTATCTAAACTCTATCAGAGAAAAATATGTCCGTTGTGAAAACATAATCTTTGATGAATATACACCTGCGTCTAATGATATATCTTTTATATTGGGTAGAAGTATGATGACTTTATCCTACAAAGATAAAAAGGATTATACTTACGACCAGTTATTAACAATGCATTTATTATTTGGTGGTAATCTGATATCAATGTATTCTGAAAATCAACACGACCTTTGGCAACCTGCATTGAAATATTTTAAAAACAAAAGAGTGTACAACTTATGTGATTATGATGTTTACCCTAATGGTGAAGGAGAACAATATGAAAAAATGATTAATTTTGAAGTCTATAAACCAATTGTAGATAATATACAATTTGATTATCTCTTTTTAGGTACAAATAATGTATATTACAACGAAATTTCAAAACATATTGACAAATATAAGTCACACGGAGTATTGACATATAATGAGAAATACATTATAATGGACTACAATAATATATTTGCACCTGTAAAAAATCTATTAGGGCTATTTAAAACATATGTTTACACAAAAACATACTTTGACCCAGCACCTAGATTAATGCAAGAGTGTAAATGGTTAGGAAAAGAAGTGATATATTTAAGAGATAAAAACATCAAAGACGGCGGACCGATATACTACAATAGACCTGTACCTACAAAACAGATGTATTCCGGCAACCTAAATATACTTGTTAATATGATTAAGGTGATAAATGAAAAAGACATTATTAGTTAGTGGTGATAGTTATACCGACCCAAATTGGTTATCAGAATTTCATCCAGAAATAGACACAAGTTGGCCTAAATGGCCAGAAATTTTAGCAAAAAAATTAGATATGAATTGCGTAAATCTTGGCAAGGCAGGAGCTGGCAATGAATATATTTACTCATCTTTATTAGATTACATTTCTAATCCTTCAATATCAAAAGATAGTATAGGTTTGGTCATTGCTGGTTGGTCTCAAATACAGAGAAAAGACTATCAACAAGGCCACGCCGGCAGATGGACAAATTTAAGAAACGACCCACACGGCGATGCCTTTAGTTTAGCTAACAAAAGTTTAAAATTTTATTTAAGTTTTCAATACCTGTGTGAAAGATTTAACTTAAATTATTGTCAAGTACAGATGATAAATTTTCATTCAGATTTATTAGGTGGTTTAAGATATGGTCATGGAATAATTTATGATAATCCTTCTTTGAATAATAAAAAAATGAAATACCAATATGATAAAGAAAAAGATAAAAAAAGAGTATTGAAATGTATTTTAAGTTACGATAAAAAACTAAACACAAATAAATTTATGGGTTGGCCAATAGCAAAAGAACTAGGTGGGTTTACACTTTGTTCACAAGCAACACCTATCTTTGAGAGAGGTGATAAGTCGGTAAAAGTATCTGATTTAGATGACCATCCAAATGCAAAAGGACAATTAAAAATAGCGGAGTATATACATGACAGGTTGGGATAGAGAATACTTATCAAACAAAAGTGAATACCTAGAACTCTTTGATAGAGTAATGCAAAAAGAACAAGAAACAAATGTTGAGTTTCTTGAAAAAAATCTAGCAGAAATCACAAATAGAAAATATGCTGTAACATGTAATAGTGGTACAGACGCATTGGCGTATTCATTAATGTCAATGGGTATCAAACCAGGTGATGAAGTTATTACATCAAACTTTTCTTGGATATCTACAGCCTCATGTATCTCTATGGTCGGGGCAACACCTGTATTTTGTGACATTGATTTAAACAGTTATCATCTATCTTATAATAGTGTCAAAAGAATGATAAGTAACAAAACAAAAGCCATAGTTTATCCTCATCTTTTTGGTAACATGTCTGATATGGAAAAAATTAAACAACTAGGAATACCTATCATAGAGGACGCTTGCCAATCTCTAGGTTCTAGTTATAATGGTGTTGTAGCTGGATCCATAGGTGATATTAGTACCCTTAGTTTTAATGCAAATAAAGTTGTGGCAGGAATATCCGGTGGTGGTGCAATTCTGACAGATGAAGAAGATAGAGCGGAGTTTTTTAAAAAGATTAGAAAGCATGGTAATAATGAGTTTTTAGGTTTTAATTCTAAAATGTTATTGTTTAATGCTGAAATCATAAACTTTAGACTAAAACGAATGAATGAATGGCAGGCAAAAAGACAAGAGATTGCCAAGATATATGATAATGCATTAAAAGATTTTCCTGTGGTAACTCAAAAATCTACAAACGGTTTAAATCATAACTACCACAAATATGTTGTAAGATTTGAAAACAAAACCATAAGAGATAAAGTAAAAGATAGAGTATTAAACGCAAAGGTACATTACAATAAACCTTTAAGTGAAAACGCCATGTATAAAAACATAACACACAAAAAAGATGATTGTATGAATTGTCAAATTGTAAGTGATACTATACTTACTTTACCTTTACATCCATATCTAACAAAACATGAAATTAGAAAAATGTTAGAAATTATTATGATAACTGTATGATTGAACACAATAAAAATTACTCAAAAATCTGGACTGTAGATATAAAAGGTAACATGATTGACATTACTGATAAATGTCCTATTACATTTTGTCAAAACATGTCAAAGATTCTAGGTGATAATATGATTGATAAGAGTTTGATAACTGAAACAACTGAGGACATTTATGATTATATTGTTGAGAAAGTGTATCAAATGCCTGAGTATATTCAAGATGTATCATTTAAATCACCAAATAAACTAAAGGTAGCCTTTAACAAATTATTTTTTAAAATTATAAAATGAAAACACTAAAAGAAATACAAGAAAATTATTTAGCAATAGACTTCTTTATGTCAATGTCATGTAATAAAGATTGTCACTATTGTACCAGTTACACTTTAGAAATGCGTAACTTGACTGTAGATATGGACTTTTTAAGACAGACTCTAGGATATTTAAAAGAATATAAAATTAGAGTTAATCTTTTAGGTGGCGAACCAGGTCTTATTAAAAATTTAGACGAAGTAATATCAGAAATTAAAAAGAATCCGAATCATGTTTGTTCAGTATTATCTAACTCATTTATTCGTAAAAGATATCCTCACATATTAGAAGATAAAGATGTATTATATGTTGAACACAATATACTAGATTGGTATGAGGATGAAGTTAAGAAATTAGGTAACTTTGACTATGTGCCAGAGAATGACTTTAACAACTATAATGTGGTACTTAGAACACCTAACTATTTTAAATACAAAGACAAATATCCAGAGATTATCAAAAAATTAGACCATAAGAATACAATGTGGAAGGCTTTTAATGGCAGGTCACCAGAGTTTACAGATGTTATACAGGCAGCTGAGATTGACCGTAAAATGTGTGCGTCTTTTCCTATGGTGCCAGTTATCGACTTTGAAAAAAGGCATATTGTACATTGTAGTAAGAAGTTTGCTAATAATAAAGAACTATCGAAAACCTTTGACCTAACGCAGGAGAACATAGACAAGATGATGAACTTTAGATTGTTCAAGTATGAGAACTATTGCAAAACCTGTACTGAATGGGTGCAACCTAAGGGTCATTTTCCAATGAGCAAGTATGGGAAGTTACTAAAATGAGAAAGATATTCGCTGTCGCCGTAAATCTACACGACCATAATACATATGATGGTGTATGGCACAACCAACGAGAGAGGGAAACTAGATTTAAACACAATCTACCTTATCACGCTGAAGCGTATGCTCATCAATCAGACATATTAAACTCAGCTGATTATCGTTTAAATAATGAGTTTGTAAAAGAGTATTTTAAAAAGACAGATGATGTACTGGCATTTACTTATACACTTGGTGGTATAAGAATGTGTAAAGACTTATTACCAAAAGGTGTGTTTGATTTTGAACCTAAAACACTATGGGATTTTTATTTTGAAGATAATATCTATTACATAGACCATCATCAATCACATGCTACATATGCCTTTTTAAATTCAGGTTTTGATAAGTCGGATATTCTGGCCATAGACGGTATAGGTGCAAAGTACAGATGTGTATTCTTTGATAAAGACCAAAATCTAATTGACTTATCTGATAAACTACCAATCGGATGGTTATGGAATCATATGTCTAATCTAACAGGTTTTGGAACATTAGGTGCAAGTAAACTTATGGGTAAAGTAGGTTATGGTAATTTTAGTCAATATTATTATGATGTGTTTGAAACAATACTAGATGGACCTATTACAGAAAAGAAACAAAAACATTTCAAACATATTAGACTAGACAACATAAATGATTTAGCTTGTACACTACAAAAGTTTACTATTGATAAAATAAAAGAACATGTATATCCGTTAAAGACTTGTGATAACTTATGTATTGCTGGTGGTGTTGCATATAACGGTTATGTTAATGAAGAGTTTACAAAACATTATGACAATGTTTATATACCACCTGCTGTTGGTGATGAAGGCCAAGCATTAGGTACATATCAACATGCCGATTATACTATTAATAATAATATTCACAAAACAGAAACATTTGCTGGTAATGAATATAATTTTGAAGGTGATGAAAGAGTTAACTATAAAGTAATAGCACAATCTATTGCTGATGGCAAGATAGTTGGTTGGTATCAAGGCAAATCAGAAAGTGGTAATCGAGCATTAGGTAATAGAAGTATATTAGCTGACCCTCGCAATCCTAATATCAAAGACATAATCAATAGTACGATTAAAAAGAGAGAAGATTTTAGACCATTCGCACCTGCTGTATTAGAAGAACATTACAAAGAATACTTTGATACAAATAGTCCTAGTCCTTATATGTCAAGAATATGTAAAGTAAAAACAGATAAGGTGCCTGGTATTACTCATGTTGATGGTACTGCTAGAATACAAACTGTCAATAAAGAGTTTAATGAGAAGTTTTATAATATCATAAATGAGTTTTACAAAATCACAGGCATACCTATGTTACTTAATACAAGTTTCAATTGTCAAGAACCTATTGTAGAAACACCTCAACAGGCTATGAGAACATTTAAAAGAACATCATTAGACCTATTAATAATTAACGATTGGATAGTAAGAAAATGACTACATTTGATTTATTAGAAAAAAGAAAACATGTCAGAAAATATAAAACTGACAAACATCCACCATATGAAGTAATTGAAAATCTTTTATGGAAAACATGGAAAACAACACCATCAAAAAACAATTTTATGCCTTACAATTGTCATGTTTTAGGACCTGACAAACATGAGGAAAAAGTAAAAGTGTGGAATAAATCTGTTATGAATCATACTAATATGGAAAAAGACGCCGTTAAAAATGGTTACAATTCACAGGTTCAAGGTTTTGCAAATCCTTATTATGAACATGTAAAGTTTAATTCATATCTATTAGTTTTTAGTAGTAGAGTGTGTGAGAAACCAAATCCATATTATGAAAGACAAATTAAAACAGGTCACTTTGCTGAACAATTATTTCCTGAATGGGTTGAAAGAATTGCCGATACAGCATGTATTGAAGTAGGAATGTTTATTAGTAATATGACAATGTATGCAATGGAAAAAGGCATTGATGTTTCTTATACATCTTGTTTTCCTAGAGGTGTAGATAAATGGAAAGATGTACCTTATGTAAAATATAGACCTTTACTATTAATGTCATTAGGTTATTCAGATAGATATAGATATGAAGACCTTGAAGAAAGAGGAGAATTACAAGATGATATTAAACCTCCTATTGATGAAGTGATAAAATGGATATAGACCTACAATTATTTAAAAATATAATGGCAGAAGCCAGACACAATTCAAACTTATTAGATTCTTTTAGTCCTAATCAGTTTAAATCTAAAGAAATATTAATTAATTATATTAGAGATTTGAATATTGTAAATAAAAAATCTGAAATCACTATATTAGGTGGTTGGTATGGTAGTATATTAATACCTGCATTTAAAGAAGTAAAAAGAATTTCTTTAATAGATATAGATGAAAAAGTAATTAGTATTGCTAAAAATAGATTATTCAAACATTATAAAAATGTTGACTTTATAACAAGTGATGTATTTCATAAAGATAGAAATGGTAGAATACAAAACGCTAATTTAATAATTAATACCTCGTGTGAACATATGCGACCTATGAAAGAATTAAAATTAGATACTAAATCTTATTTTGCTTATCAATCTAATAATATGACTAACATTGAAGGTCACATTAATTGTGTTAATAATATTGAAGAATTTAAAAATCAATTACCAGACAACGCAAAGGTTTTAATTGAAGATGAAATAAAAGATGATAGAGGCACTAGGTTTTTATTAGTAGGTAAATATGAATAGAGTTATCTATAGTTTATATGTAGATGTGCCAGCAGATGAGCACTATGGCAAATCTAAAAATCAACACGATACGGTAGACAAAGCTAGTATTACTGTTAATGCATTTAAAAAACATTATAAGAAATTAATTGATTGTAAGAGACATTATGCCAATAAGATAGATGCTGATTTTATTATGTTTGAACAAGAAGACTATCAATCATTTGAAAAGAATTTTAAATCTGATTTTCCTGAGTTAACAGGCTATGAAATAATCAATTTTTATAAGATACATTTACTATATGAGTTATCTAAAAAATATGATGAGATATTATACTTAGACTTTGACGCTGTGCCATTAACAAACGAGTCTTTTTTTGACACATGGGACTTATCTAAAGGTATATGTGTTTATAATAACAATGACCATGTAAGAAAAGATTACAATACAGTACAAGGTATAAGAAGTCCTACTGCAAAATACTTTAATTGTCATGCCATGCTTTTAAACTATGGTTTAAATCCTAGTAATGATGTTATCAATACAGGTATCATAGGCGCCAGAAAAGAAGATATACAAAAACTAAATTACTTTGGCAAATTTAGAGATGTAATTGATATGATGACTAGACTAAGAAATGACAGAGGTGGTTTATATCCTGATAATATTGTTGATATGTTTAGATATGATAATGAAACAATCTTTTCTTTTAAAACAAAAGTAAATCAGGTGAACATACAATGGTTAGATAATCAATGGCATTACTTTTTAGATACTCAAAAATTTATACCTGAAGAAACAAAGATTGTACACGCTATAAGTAAAGACTTTGATTTAGTTTGGAGAAGATATGATTAAAATATGTACTGTTTATTTTGATGGTATCTATACACCAGATTATGTTTCTAAACTTTATAGAAGTTTAAAAAGTAATACTTCATTACCTTTTGAATTTATTTGTTTAAGTGATACAGATGTAGAGGCTGATGTTGTATTGCCTTATAACAAACATAGTAATATAAAATTACATTGGCATAAGTTAAAGTTTTTTAGCTCTCAATTTGCTAATCAAAATCCTGGTGATGATATTATTATTATGGATATTGACCAAATCATAACAAATAACATAGATGACTTGATTGGTTATCCCGTATCTGATAATGAGTTTGTAAGTTATGGTACATGGTGGCCTAGAAAATTACAAGTTAATGGTGGATTCTATAAATTTAAGTCTGGTGATTTTGATTATGTGTGGAATGATTTTGCATTAAATCCTGAATATTGGCAAACACACTATTACAACAATGGTGATGTTCACTACAAATATTATGGAGAACAAAATTATGTTAATTGGAAAATGCATGAAAAAAATATAAAAGTTACCAAAACACCTAGAGAATGGTTAGGCAAATATACTGATAATACAAAGGATATGATAGAGATGAATAAACTATATTCAAAACTCTTTAATACAGACTACATGATATTAGATGAAGTTAATAAAAAAATCAAAGTTGTGCATATGAATGGTGTTGGTAACACGATACATAAATATAATCAAAAGTTTATAAAGGATAATTGGAATGGATAGAGAAGATAGTATCAAACATATGTTTTATGATTGGGATAGTGAAAGAAAAACTATGCTTGAAATACAAAAATGCCAAAGAAATTGGGACCACGATAAATGGTTTACAATTAATGATGAACTAAGAACTCAAATTGTTAATGAATTATTATGGGTAGCTACAAATGCACCATCAAAACAACATGAAGGTTATTATGATGTGTATTATACAGCTGATAGAAAAGTAATTGAAGAAATATCAAGATATACTTGGGGTTATACACATAGAAGAAATCCACCAGCAACATGGCGTAACTCTCAAGCAAACGCTAGTGTTTATTTTTTATTTGTTGCAAAAGAACCTGACAGTCAATTAAACTGCAATGCTGATGGTTCTCTAAAGGTAAATACAGATAAAAACAGATGGCAAAATGCTTACTGTAGTATTGGTATAGCAATTGGTTTAACTATGAGAGCAGCTTCTAAAATGGGTTTTAAAACAGGTTGTAATAAAAGTCATAATGATTTAAATGGCAATGATTATTGGGAAAAAAGATTAGGCATATTAGAAGATGTTAAAGCAGGTAAAAAAGAAATATGTTATGGATTAGGTGTTGGTTTTGGGAAAGAAGGTGTTGAAAGATATTTGTCAGACGAAACGGAACTTATGATAGGTACTGGTAATGGCGGAAGAATATCAACTACTGGTCAAGAAATAAGTCCTAGTGAAATTAAAAAAGGCAAGAAAATGCGAAAGGCCGAGATTGTTAGTTTAACTGAACAAGGTGGTAAACAAGTAAAAGACCCTTATGGTAATGTTCACAACATACCTGAAAAGGCTGAATTCAAAATCAATTCATTCAGAAACAGAGGTATTGAAATTAAAGAAATAAAATGAGAATAATTTGTTGTAAGTTCGGTGATAAATTTACTGATTGGCATGTAGATAACTTAAAACATATGATAGACACTTATTCAGGTCTAAAGTATGACAGTTTTGAAGTTATTGAAGACAACCCATATGGCAACTGGTTTAACAAACTTCAAATGTATAGTAAGTTTAAAGACGGTGAAAATCTATACTTTGATTTAGATGTTGTTATATTTAATAAGTTACCTAATCTGGTAAGAAAATACTTTACATTATTAGATGATACTTGGTGGAGAGAACCTGCTCATACACCTTTAAACTCGTCTATCGTATCATGGACAGGTGATGTATCGTACATATGGGATAAATTTAAATCGAATGAGAAAGAGTATTTAGAAAAATACAATAAAGGTAGTGATGAGTTTTATTTTAAAGAAATAGAATATGAAACATACGGTAAAGTATGTCCTTCAATTAAAGATTATCTATATAAGAAACCTGATTACAGTATTGTGACCTTAGGTCAAATGCACCACCTCCAAGAAAAAGGTTGGTCAGGTTGGTACTCTGATTACTTTATTCAGCAATAATTTTTAAAGCATTAATTAAAACTTCGGTTTTATCTTTACCTTGCCTCATGGCAGTTTTTAATTCTGCGTTTTCCGAATCTCTAATTTTTTCTACTTCAAACAATGCCAGTTTCAATGCAAAAATATGGTCTTCATTTGTTAAATTATCTGTAATAGCTTTTACAACACTAGGAAACAAATCTTCTGGTTTAGTTGTTTCACCAATTACCATTCCGTCTTTTTTAGCAATTCTTAAAACCTGGTCTTCAAAAAGTTTTCTTTCGTCTTTCTTTTTGGTATAGGTTCTTTCGTGCAATTCATCTACAGACATCACTTCTTTTAATATCTCCATATTGCCTGTTGAAGTTTTACCTGTTTCATCAGGTTTTTCAAATGCAATGATAGTAGGAATTATCTTTTTGCCGTCATCTGATTTTTGTAATATTTCAATATTTTGCCTATCTTCATCAACAAAGTAAGCGTCAATAAAGTTTTCTTTTATGTTAGTTAACATTTCTGTTCTCCTCTATATAATTATATAAATTAATTTTAGCTCTCCACCCAAACTTATTTAGGATAGATGTGTCTGCTATGTTATCAAGTCTTTCTGTTTCGCCACCTATAACTGGTTTATAATCAATCTTAAAATAATCAGTTATATCTACAAGTTTATTACTTATGCCTGTGCCTATATCCATTACACCTCTAAAGGTATTATTCATTAACACTTCAACAGCACTTATTATATCATTTACATGTATAAAATCTCTTAAATGATTTACATTGATATATTGTACATCATTATTTAATATTTTTGGTATCAACATTTCTTTTCTAGCGCCAGGTCCATAAACTGTGGTAAATCTCATACCTACACAATTCTTATGGTCTAATTGTTCCATACTATATTTACTCATTGCATATGGATTTTTCCAAGGTTCATGTGCCGTGGAAGAACTAGCATAAAGAATTCTTGTATCTTTATAGTGTTCAAATAATCTTTGACTACCTATAACATTTGTTTTCCAATATTCAGTAGGTCTTTCAAGACTATCTCTTACACCAGATAATCCTGCTAGATGAATTACTAAATCAATATCTTTAGGAAAATCACTCGTTAAAATATCATGGCCATGTTTTAAATCAAAACCAATAACATTATGTTTTTCTTTTAAATTATAAAATAAATGACTTCCTATGAAGCCATCACTTCCAGTTAATAATATATTCATTCTTCATCACTGCTTATTAATTTTCAAATAATATGTGTTAATTGCTGTAGCTGTTCCGTTAGGAAATTCTTGTGCTCTGTAATCGTCTGTATTTACAAATCTTGTTTGATAATTACCAGTACCGTTTAATCTTGTATCTGCCATACCAGAACCTCTATTATTACCAGAACCATTAGTATTGTAATTTACAGAATATCCGTCTGTTGATGAAACTGCTGTGTGTCTTATCCATTCTTGTATTAAAGATTCAAAAGTAGCTTCAGGATATACTTGAATATTATTTGAAGCGTCTAAAATCATAGGTAAAGTATATGATGTATCTGAACCAGCTATTTGATGTAAATAGTAACTTGTTAATGTCGTAGGTTGGTCTAAAGTTTCGCCAATACCTCCAGCCGTATATAATGAAGTGTCTGCTTGTGTGTTTGCAAATACAGCAGTTGCACTTACGGCACCTGAACTTGATGTGGTGATTTGATAAGTTCCGGCTTGTTGTGTACCAGTTGAACCTGAAGTTAATAAATCTATAGCAGGATGTAAAAATGTGTCTTTGACATCTTGTAAATTCATTGATTGAATTGCACCACTTGAAGTATAATAAACAGGCCATGTTTTACCTGTATCTGTTGTTGGTGTTAAAGTGGTTCTTGTTTCTGTAATTTTATCGTAAGATACTGTGACAACTGATGGTTCAGCTGTTGTTGCTTCACTCGGTAATGATGAAACACTTGTTGAAGTAGCTCCTGCCTGTAATCTTGTATCAGACATAGCGGCTAAATTTCCACTTGTACCAACAACTGAAAGACTAACACTTGGATTTAATGAATATTGATAAATTATCTGGTCGACTACTTCACCGACCATAGCTGTGGTCATCTCTTGTAGATTGCCAGAGTTATAATATAGAGGTTGTCTTACAGCCATAATCTAATTCCATTTATTTTTAAGCACCAGCGCCATAAAGAGTTTTCAAAGTGGTACCGGATGAGTTTAATATTTGTAGTGTAGTTAATGATTTCAATTCATTTTGTCCTATTGAATCTGCGGCTATCATAGACTCTGTTATACCATCAATTGTTCCTGTTGTAATAATTGTTCCCGTTTCATTTGGTAAAGTAACATTTCTATCTGCTGTTGCGTCAGCAGCATTTAAAAATATTTGAAAAGCATTTACTGTAGAACCTTCAAAACCAATACCTGCACTATCAAAAGTTCCTGATAGGTAAATAAATCCGTTTGTTGAAATATTTGTATTACCAAAATCTACTGTGTTACCTGAACGAGCATTAATAGTATTTGTTTTAACGGTACCTTGAACTTGTACACCATCATTTATATTTAATTCTGTTGAATCTGTAGAACGAATTGTATTACCAGAAATTTCTACTGTTCCTAATGTGTGTGTTGCACCTGAACCTGTAATAGTATTTGCTGTAAGTGAACCTGTTGTAGTTAAATTTTCATCACCAAAAGATATGCTACCAGTTGAATCTGTAATAGAACCAGTTGATAATGACAGCGTTGTGGATCCTGTACCTGCTTTTATAGTTGGTGCTGTAACAGAGGCTGTAACAACAACTGCATTAGGTAGACCAATAGTTAATAAGTCTGTTGCACTTACTGTAGCTTCAATTTCATTTGAAGTACCAAAAACTCTTAATACATCACCACCACCAATAATCTGTTGTGTTGATGTACTATCTTCTATTTTCCAACCAGCAGTAGATGTAGCAATACTAATCGTTTCATTCATTGCGTCAACTAAATTTGTTGCCGTAATAGAAGCTGATAGATTTGCTTTATCACCGAAGTCATTTAGTGCCAAATCATTAAATTCGGTTCTAAATGTTTCGAGTGTATCCGTTATTGCTATATTTCGTACTGCCATTAGTTTTTAATCATCTCTTTTAATAAGTCTTTAATTTCTCTTAATTCGTTCTTTAAACTATTTATATCTTTTACCGCATTTCTAATTTGGTCGCCATGTTGTTCTCTTGATTTAATTCTTCTCATATAAGTTTCATATTCAGTTACATTGGTATTGACAATACCTTTAGAATTGACTTCTCTAACTAGACTTGTAAACCCTTGAACTTTTAATCTATGTGACATGTTATACAGCTAAAGCTATCCCTCTTAAA